TTTTTCAATCTACGAACTTTTTTACGAGTTTCAGCACCAACTGCAGCACCTTCAGCTATACCACTTACACCTTGAGTAGCAAAAGTTTCAGAGTTTGTTAAACTTGCTCCATCAGTACCAGCTTCATATGCAAACTTACCGCTTGAGCTACCAGAACCTGCAGCAGTACCAATGAATGTAATTGTTGTGATTTGATTATCAGTAAACATATCGGTTGCATCAGCTACTTCATTATATGTAAAAGTAGTACCAGAAAAAGTACCACCAACAAATTGTACGTGCTTATCAGTTGGACTAGCTAAGTTTACTCCTTTGCCAATAGCGATACACATAAAATGAGTATTGCTTTCCCCTTGACCACTTGAACCAGAAATAGTATAAATACCACCTAATTCAAAAAGCTCAACCTGTGCTTGTCTTGGTAGTTTGATAATTGATTGATGACCATTTGCGCCACCAGTTGCAGAGTCTACAACATCGCTATCTGCAGTCATTTCTGCTGCAGTTAATTTAGTAGACCTTTTAATAAAATACTCATCTTCCATCCATTCAAAAATCGGTACAGGAGTTCCGACTGTGCCTGCACGACCTGAAACAGATAGCAAAGGTGTGACAGATTCATTGTAATAATAAATCTGTGGACCTAATTCGAGTACTTGTCTTTGTGAACCATCAGAGAACTGGGTTGCAGTTCCTGAACCATATGTATATGCCATTTGACATTACTCCTTTACTAAGGTTATTTTTTGCTAAATTGCATAATCCCTTTCATAAAGTCGTCAATTTCTTTATCTGCTGGTTTTTTTACAGGTGGAGCTTTTCCTTCAACGGATGCACCACTTTGTACTTTTTCCATTTTCAGAACTTTATTATCATTCACTTCTTTATTTTCTGAGGATTTTGCATCTTCTTGTTTATTGTTAAGGACTTTCCATACCTTTACCATATTTTGAGTAGTAACATTTTCTGGACTTTTCATAAAACCATAAAATGATTTTATTTCTTCTTCAGACATACCTAGAGATTTTAGTTCTTTTATCTCAGCTTCTTTTTGTTTTTCGACATTTTCTTGTTTTCTAATACCTTCAAATTGAGTCATGGCTTTTTTTGCACCTTGGTCTATTAGCCATTGGTCATATTCTAATCTCCACTTGTAAGAGCTAGAACCTTCTGTTTGCTCATCTATCAAATCATAATCTTCTGGTTTTGCAGGAGGACTATTAGTTTCTTGCTTTTGAGCTTCTTTTTCAAGCAGCTCTATTACTTGTGGATTGTTCTTTAACCAACTATCTAAGACTTCTAGTTTTTCATATTTACCATTTTTATCACGAAGTTCAGACTCAGCTTTATCTTTAGCACTTTGAATATTTTTATATGCATCTGCTAATTTAGCTCGCCCTTCTTCGGTATCTTCAAACTTATTGTCAATCAACCATTGTTTTACTTGCTCAACAGCTTCTGTTTGTTGCTCTTCGCTTACTGCTTGTTCTTCTGTATTTTCAGATTGCTGTTCTTGTTCTGGCATTTCTTTTCCTTCTGTTTCGCTTTCTACTTGCTGTTCAAGTGAGCCATTATTAAATGAATTTAACATTCCCATAAGGTTATCACTGCTTTCAGCTTGTGTACTTGTCGCTTGTTCAGACATTAGATGCTCCTGTTCTTTTAGGTTATCCTAATCCCATTTGTTCTTCAAATGGATTAGGAGCCTGAGTTTCTGAGTTAATCCCATTTCTGATATCAGCTATATCATTAGCTGTTCGTTCTGTCATCTCTTTTTGCTTTCTTTCTTCATTTTTAGCAGTTGCTCTCAAGTTACTTACTGCCTGTTGAACAGGCTTAGTAGCTTCAGAAACTTCTGCTCTCATCTTGCTATGGAACAATTCTCTTTCCCTCGTTTGTAAATCTCCAGTCATTGCTTTTAATTGATTAGCAAGCTGTTGATTTTGCGCTCGCAATTGTTCTATTTCACTCATTCTAGCCATTAATGATGTTTTGTCTATATCTCCTTGTAGACCCATAATGACTTGAGTTTTATCATATATACCAGCCTGCAATAATTGAATATCTCTTGATAAATCAGCAGTTGGACTCTTTGTCCTAGTGCTTCCAATGATAACACGAATATCAACTTCTGCTGTTGTTATATCGTACATTCTATCAACTGCAAGAGAATAATCATTTAATACTGGTACATTAATTTTTAATTCTTTTTCTACACCCAAAGGATTTACTACTCTTAAAATTCTTTCTTTATCATATACGTATGGAATATATTTAGCTACAATTTTGCCTGCATGTGTAAGCATATCGTATATTGGTAATATTTTAAAATTTTGTTTTCTTGATGATGCTTCGTCTAATATTCTAGCTTCTCCAAAAGTTCCAACTGCTCCAGCAGGATTTCCCTGTTGAAACTTGTATGAGCCAAAAACAGTTTCTATATCTGTTTCATATCTTTGTTTTTCAACATAAAGTTGAGAACTGATTGCAGGAGGAGATAATTCTTTTATTTTTCCTTCTCTCAAAGCAGATGGATTAGCACGAATAATTGCATTGGGAACAAACCATTTTTCTAATTCTTCTGGGTCTATAGCACCATCTTCATATATTAATTTAAAACTTGCTGTGCTTGTGGCGTGTGAGATAAGCAATGCCTCGGTTCTATTTAACATTCTTTGTGGAGTTTTTGCATGCCTCACATCGCCAGCTGGATATGGATTACCATTATGCTCATTGCAAGCTGGAATGATTGGATAATCTTCTAATGGCAATACAATGTCATAAACTATAAAATCGCCTATTGCAAATATCTCTCTCACTCTTGTCAAATAAATCTTTTCTTCTGATACCTCATTTTCTTTTATGTATGCAGCATATCTATCTGATTTTTTAAATTCATCATACTCTTCTTTTGTAAATGATTTTTGTCTACCAGTTAGATTGTCTGTTAATAAAATCTGCTCTTCTGTTACTTTGCACCATCTTATATATCTTCTTATTTTTGGTTGACCATCATCAACTATGTCTGGTCTGCGAATAATATCATCTCGATTATATTTTGAAGTTGCATAACTATCTTCTCTATAATCTTCATTTGCATCTTCTATTTCTTGTGCATATTCTGGAAATGATGCTTTCATAGCTTCTTTAGTGCTTGTATCTGACAATACAATAGAAGAAGCATCTCTAAAAAATGGGTCAGTAGAGTTTGGGTCTACATAAATATTCTCTGGTGCAATTCTTTTTATTTTAATTCCACCTCTGCCATGCTCTGCTTGCCAATCTGGATATACATACATATATCCAATGCCTTTTACTATAAAATCTTTGACAATAGTTCTAAAGTTTCTATCTCCATCTGAGCTGTACCATATTTTATCTAAAAGCTGATTATAAACATATGCTATTTCTGAATCTGTTTTTCCAACAGGACGAACATCCCACTCTGGAGATGAGCCTGCTACATTAGAAAGGACTTGTTCTACAGCAGGTCTTATTTTATTATTAGCTTCTGGTGGTTGACCAACAGATATTAAATAGTCTTTTTGAGCTTGTGTAAGTTGTAGTCCTAAATAAAACTCTTCATCTTCAGACATTTGAAATTTGTGTTCTTCAGCTGAAGATTGATAATAAATATATTCTTCTTCTATGTCAGATGCAGTTATTTCATCTAAATTTATATTTTTTAAATTTATCATCCTTGCCTATATTAGTGATTATTTTATATATTATGCAAATATCCTTTGTCCAGTTTCCCAATCTATTCCAACGAAGCCTGAACTCCTAACAATTCTATCCCCATCCTCATCATATCCATGTCTAGGCGCATATATATCATCAATCGCCCACCTCAAAGCATCTAATGTATCTTTTTTAAAACTACCATGTTCTTTAAAATTTAGCAATTCTTGTTCCAACTCCCAATGTGCATCTTTTATAAACATTGCTTTGCTAGCAAAATATGGTTGTAGCTGTTTTATTCTGTAAAACTTGCTTTTTATAGCTTTTTTTGGCGATATATTGTAAAATTTGCCCATTTTTTTAGATTCTCTTGTCATGTAATCAGACAACATAACATGCCCAGTTTCTTCTATATTTATTATTTTTGGCTCATAAAACTCTATCATTTCAAATAATTTATCTGCTAAATCCATTGGAGCCATCTGACCTCTGTGATAATCTATAATATATATGTTATTTTCAGCATCAACACCAATAACCATTATAACAGAAAAGTCTGCTTTGATATTTTCAGATGATGCAGGGTCAACACCCATAAAAATATTTACAGGTGTTTCGTATGTATCGCCTTCAAAGTCTTGATATATAACAGGAAATCCATTTGCATTATCAAAAGTTCCTTCCCAGTATGATATATTTTCTTTTTTAAATACTCTAAAGCTATCATCCATAGGAATATTTTGATATTCTTGATAGAAATATGCTACATCTCCTTCAGAAACAAGTCTATCTCTTTCGGCAATCAACCAATCATAAGGTCTGTAATCTTCCCACAATACTTTTGGTTTACCCTTTTTATCTAAAATCTCTTTGCCGCTTGCAGTAAAGAATCCATCTTTGTTATCTTGCAGTATAGCTTGAAAGAAAAGACTATCCCATCCTTTAATTTTTCTTTTGCCATTTCTATCGTATGCTAATGGTCCAGCTATTCTATTTAAATAAGATTCTTCATCTACAATAGTACCAATAAATATAAGTTTAGAATCTCCTGAACCTGCG